TCCTTCGTGATTTTTAATTGTTTCGCATATTCTTCAAGTGGCACTCCTAATTTTTTAGCGATTGCTACCTGTGATGAAGTGAGTCTCACAGTTTTTGAGCGACCAGTATTTGTGCTTCGCTTCGCTGAAGCTACTGTTTGCACCGGTTTGGCCGTAGTTTCTCCCGTATCGGTATTATTACCGAATTTATTTGGGAATTCAAGTCTTATTCTCTTATCTATCTCAGAATAATACTCATCTGTCTGTGGATCATAGCCTTCTTCTTCTGTAAGCTTCTTATGTAGGTCAAAAGCAGTATAAGTCATTGCTGTATCTTGCCCGAACCATGCATTTTTAGCCGCCCATTGTTCAGCTTTTGGATCAGGTGTTGACTGAGCCGGTTGCTGTCTTAGGTTTACTTCAGATTTTGGCTTATCTTCTTGTTGTTTTTTATACTCTTCTTGAGCAACTTTAGTTTCTTCAAGTTTAGCTTTTTTATAACCAAGTTCAGATATTGCGGTTAAAGCTTCTGCCTCAGCTGTTAGATCATTTGCTTCTCTAGCTGCTGCGAGTTTAGCTTGTGCTGCTTGCACACCTGATGTGATACTATCCTCTGTAGATTGAAGATATCCCGGTTCAAGTTTTGAGATTTTAGCCTCTGCTTGCTCTCTTAATTTAATCTGCGCTTTTGCAAATTCAGCAGCTTCTTCTTTTTGTCTCTCGGCTTCTCTCCATTTCTTGGTTAGTTTAGCTATTCTTCTTTGTACTCCTTCAGAGTAATCTTTTAATTCATCTTTCTCTTCTTTTTGTTCTTCTTTTTCAGAAGCTTCTTTCTTTTCTTCTTCCACACCTGCAGTTGCGTCAGTAGATTC